GTATCGCTTCTGTAAACGAATGGTCGGTTCAAGAGTTTCGGCATCGAAAGGCGTTGGAGGTACGGGCCGACCTGCGGTCGGAAGACCTTCAAAAGCAAATAGCGCGAATTGCAACGTATTTCCGGTTGGAACCAACACGCTCAAAGAAGTCCTCTTTGCAAGACTGCGAGTTAAAGAACCAGGACCCGCGTTTTGGCACATTCCTGAACATTTCGACGAAGAATTCTGTTACCAACTTACGGCTGAAAAGGCCGTTAAAAGATATTCAAAAGGAATTCCGCGAATTGAATATATTAAGCTCCGACCCCGCAACGAGGCGCTTGATTTAGCGGTTTTGAACCTTGCGGCATTTGCGATGCTGAACGTGAATACGAACGCGGTGCAGAAACGATTACAAGACCAACGCAAACAGGACCCGAAACAGAAAACCAGGAATAAAAGATCCTGGGTTTCTGGGGTATC